GCTAGGCGGTGGTCTGATACGCACCGGCTTCCACATGTCGCCTACGCGCTCAATCGCTGCAAACTACGGCCACACCGTTATAGCAATAACCATTGAACACGATCTCACAAAGGCGCACGTCGGCTTGATCGGTAAAGACGGGAACCAGAACAAGGTCACTGGTCACGGCATTGAGTACGTACTGAAAGATCACGCAGCAGTGAATGAGCTATACGCCGTGCTTTGGGATGCTGTAGTTGACTGAATCGCCTACTGCCCACCACCCAAGCCGCCTTCGGGCGGTTTTTTTATGTCTGAAATTTGGTCGTAAGTGTCTGAAAGTAAACAAGAAAACCCTTACGCCTACTAAAATCACCTATACTATGAAAGCCACAGAAAACAAGGAATCACAATGAATCAAACCACTGAGAAACTGAACATCCTAGAGTTTATGCTGAAATTTGAAGGCGTTGCTCTGAACGATGTAGAGTGTGACGCATTCGCCTTACTGTACACATGGCAGAAACAGGGTGGTCGGTATGGATTTTGAAATAGCGATGTTGATACTGTTTGCCCCTGTTACAATATGGGCAGCCTATGAGTTATACTTGCAATCGCCTTGGGGAGAAGAGAAATGAGACTAATCGAAAAGGAAATGAAAGCGGCAATCAATGGTGGCCGCGACTGGTCAAAGGATAATACCCGCGTAGAGGCGCATAAGGGCCACTACCGGTCATACGACGTTGACGTGTACTTGCACGGTCACCACATTGCAGAGGTCTTGTGCCGCATGGGCTGCGACGACCGCGTACACGTCAACCGCGACACACTCCGCGAATGGCCGACACGCACCACCATGAGCCGTCTGCGCGCCTTAGGCGTGGACGTATGCACCCGCAAAGGTGAGGTGATGTTAAACGGAGAGGCGCTCTAAGTCGCTGATTTTATTGAAGAAATCGCTTACGCCTACTAAAATCACCTATAGTATATAAGCCACACAAATTAAGAGGGAAACGTTATGTCTACAGTATGGATTTTGTCGAGCGGTGAGAAGTACGAAGGTGAGCAAATCGTGGCAGTCTATGACACATGGCACGCGGCTATCACGGCGCTGGTTCAGATGGGAATTGAAGATTACGAAGGTGAACCGGTTCGCAAGGTGATAGATGAGAACAGCGACATCGCCATCGTAGAAGACGGGCCATTTTATTCAATAGTGCGACCACACGAGGTACAATCATGAACTACGATAACGAAATTATCCGCGATATAGCCGACGTGGCAAATCGCAAGACACCGCGCAAAATCGCGATAGCCGATAGCCAAAAGGTTACGAATGTCTCACTGGATACGCTGAAGATCACGGCTCGCGAGCTTGGGCTAGAGTTTGCAGAGGTCGTGGGACGCGGCGAAGATGGCGAAGATAACGTCTTTTTGATCGTCGCTGAGGATCGCGACACCGTGACAGAATGGGAGATTGAGTTGTTCTATGTCTACCTGTTTGGCACTACGCGCAAGGGCCGTATGCAGCTTCAAATCCGCATGGGGAAGGCACTGGGATACACTAGCGCCGACATCCTCGAATTCCTACCAACCGAGGTCGCGAAGACTTGCCCTTGCACATGTTGCGGAGGATCACCAGAATGAAAACTTTTAGGGTAGAATACAGGTGCTCAAGCGACAGGCGTTGGGGTGTCGACGCGGAGTTTGAGTCGCTAGGCGAGGCTATGCACCACATAGCATGCGAGTGTCTGCTAGAGACGGGGTTCGAGCACCGTGTAGTGAAAGTGGAAGTGACCGAAATAGCCCACATCAAAGCAATTAAGGGGATGGTATGAGCATTAAAGACGATGAGCGGCTGGCATTTGCTGGTCGTGTGGTATTCTACGGAGTAATCTTCTACATGGCGGTTTACGCCTTCTACCTGACGGGAGCAGCATAATGGATATGACCAAAGAGCTACACGCCACACTGCGCAGCGAAGCCGCTAGGGCTTGTCGCTTGTCGCGACTGAACATAGGCAGCGAGTTAGAGCATTGGTACGAGGGACGATACCGCGCCTATAAGCAAAGCGCTGCACTACTTGAGATCGCATTGGGACACGATAATTGGAGGAAAGAAAATGGAATATCTAGCTAAGGTCTGGCATGCTGGACACACATACGAGGCGCATGTGACAGTAACGCCTTCCACTTGGTCTAAGGACGAGTTAGACACAGAGTTTTGTACGTCGTTTTGTTATGTTGACGGGGCTATTGATAAGCTCGACGAGCAATGCAGCGAAGTGGTGCAGCTGATGCTGCTGGATGATGCTTGCGATCAATACATAGCGGAGGAATACTAATGAACTCACTAAACGTACACGACACGCTTTTACGCTGGATAGATGAGGCTGAGTACCTTGCGCAGCTTAACATCGCTCAGGGCGACGTACAGGGACGCTCAGCGGCATATGCCCACCGTATGTATGCCAAGAAAATGCAGATCTTCGCCGACAAGCTAATGTCCGAAGGTATTGAGCAAGAGGCTACCGACGCCGACTACAAGCAACCAAGTACAAACTGGGGCTACTGATGAGATATATAGTTGAGTACCGTAGAGAAAGCTACAACACCAACTGGTATGAAGATGAGGATTTTGACAATCTAGCTGATGCTGTTGAGTTTGCTGCTAAGGAGTGTACCGATAACCCCAGAATGCAGCACCGTATCATCAAGGTTTATGACGCTGAGCAGGTTATGTTTTTCCCATCAATTGAGGAGGCTACTGGATGACGCTAACCGTAACACAGCTGTTCGAGCACATGACGCTAGGCGACAAGCTTGAACTAATAAAACTATTGAGAGACGAGGGACTACTGAATGGACTTTAAAAAATACATTGAGGATATTAACCATGCGATTGACGACATGCGTTCTGATCTGTGGGGTAGCAATCGCCTGCCTGTCAGACGACAGGGAATCAGGACGCCAACCGACCTATTCCAAAAGATCCACACACGACAGGCACAGCGAGCTGAAATCTGGGCGGGCATCATAGCCTACCGCCACGAAGAGATAGACTTCGCTGAGCTGCTCATGTTCTTGAGGTCGTTTGACCCAACGGTCACACCGGATGACGTCTACGAGATATTGGGGGACTCATACCATGGTTAACTGGCAGGCTGAGCTGGACGCTGAGCTGGCATACGTACCACGCCGTCACCTACGACAGGATGACAAGCAATATCCCGCACGACCTGAAGGGCTGGGCAGTTTCATCGCTCAGGCACACGTAAAGAATTGCCAGATGGCACACTTAAAAATTGAGGATACCAACAATGAATAACGACTACGTACCACTGGGCTGGACTGAGACTGAGTACAAGACCGACGCCAACTACAATCCGCACGGCTTGAACGACGACAAGGCTGACCACATCGTCAAGTCTAACGCAATGAAAGCACGCATAGAGAATGAGCAGGAGCTGGACTTTGGCGAGGCTCACATCTATGACTTTAGGCTGGCTAATAATGAGGTAGTGTATGGCGACTGATTATCTAGACGTACGACAGCTCAAGAGTGATGGCGCTAATCACGACTTCACATCCGAAACAAACCTACGTAAATATGTAAGATTCCTACGGCTCAATGGCACCGCCATTACACGAGACGAGCTAGAGGAAATGCAAGTGTGGCTTCAGCAGAACAGCGACGAGCTACCCGGAGAGTTGTATGACCGCGACGGTCTACCTCGATTCGCTAAAGCTGAACGTCCTATGTCATGGAATACGGCGCAGGATACAGGCTCACACAGCAGCGAGAACAGCAACGGCTACCTTGAGAATGCTGACCTACGCAGTGGGAAAGGCAACGACCCCAAGACTGCTGACGCTGTGCTCACTGACACGACGGGCATGTACTACACGGTAGAGCTACAGTATAACCGCACCATTGGGTCTGTCGCTAATGAGATTGGCAAGTCAATCAAAGATACCGAGCAGCGAGCAGCATACAAAGCACTAGGCCCAACCATCCCAGCCATCAGGTCACTGGTCAAACTCAAGCGCGGCAAGCTATACGCAGAGCACGCTGAGCGACAGGCTAAGCGACTGCGTTGGCTAGGCATGGAGGAGTACGACGCAGTAGCTAAGGCCGATCAGCACCTCAGGACTGGTGCCAAGCTGGACAAAGCAACATCAAACGCAGCACCATTGCCCTCACTAGAGCGCTTGTGTGCCCTTCTCAGCTACGATAGCGAGACAGGTGTATTCACACGGCTGGTCAAGGCAGGACGTGCTAAGGCGGGCGATGTGGTGAGTCCTAACAAGGATGGTAGGATCTACATAGACGGTGCTTACTACTACGCAGGACGGGTGGCGGTACTAATGCACACTGGTGACGATCCAGCCAACAAGACTGTATCGGTACTGAACGGCAACAAGCGGGACGTTCGATGGTCTAACCTTGAGGTACAGGCGCATGCCATGAAGGCCAGCAGCGCAAGCATACGACGCAAGAGGGAAGATGGGGAGGATAAGTTCGACTCAGTGGTGTGGCTTGGCGGCAAGTCTGTCACCATCGGTACGTATAAGACAGCAATGCAGGCAGTAGCAGCACGTAAGCTATTCAAACGCTCACTTGAGATGGGATTGTGAGTCAACGTCCCCTTCCTTGTGTGGCACATCGTTAATATTGTAGAAGGCACTAACTAAAGCTTACTCATCGTCTTCTCTTACTCTTAAGATGATGGGTTTGCTTTAGTATTCCTAAGGATTAAACATGAATGAGTCACAGGTTGTACGGTCTAAGCAGAGCTGCGATGAGTGTGGCTCAAGTGATGCTAAGGCATACTATGATGACGGCCATAGCCATTGCTATAGCTGTAACGTAACTAAACAGAATGATGGAGAGAAAACCATGAGCAGCCATGTAACGCTGGTCGGTAGTGGTGAACTAGATAGGCTGGTCGCTAAGTGGTCAGCATCTAAAGGCTCAGCAATACCTGAGCGCAACCTACCATCAGCAGTCGTAAGCAAGTACGGAGTCGTGGTCGACAACGACCTACACTACTACCCCTACTTCACCTCAGGTCAGACTGAGCCAGTAGGATTTAAGGTACGCAACGTAAGCACTAAGGGATTCCGCGTCGTCGGAGACATCAAAGAGGCTGGCTTGTTCGGGCAGTCACGGTTCGGTAACCATGAGCGCAAGCGTGTGGTTGTGGTAGAGGGTGAGCTAGACGCACTAGCTGCCAGTGTTATGTTCGGCGACAAGGTGCCTGTCGTGTCACTCAAGGGTGGCGCATCAGCAGCAGGTAAGGACTTCAAGAAAGCGTATAACTTTCTCGATGGTTTCGAGGAGATCATCGTCTGCTTCGATGCTGATGATGCAGGACGCGAGGGTCTGAACAAGGCGGCTGATGTATTCGCTGGTAAGCTACGCATCATGTCACTTGACCCACGCACAGGCAAGGATGCTTGTGACTACCTGAAGGCAGGCAAGGGTGAGGAGTTCTCATCACTCTACTGGTCAGCTAGTCAGTACGTACCCGAGGGTATCATTTCGAAAACGGATCTTTGGGAGCGGCTGAACTCGGAAAGGCCAGAAAGGATTGGCGACTACCCATGGGAGGAGCTGAACAAGCTTACGTATGGCTTCAGACCTACCGAGTTAATCACTGTCACTGCGGGGTCAGGCTTGGGCAAGTCGTCCATCCTCCGCGAGCTGGTCATGCACATCAAGGCAACCACATCCAACAGGATAGGATGCTTATTTATGGAAGAAGCGGTTGAGCGTACGGCAGAGGGCTTCATGGGCGTGGACTTGTCTACCCCTGTACACTTGCCTACCTCAGCAGTAAAGCGTGGCAGTCAGGAGTATAAGGACAGCTTCGAGCGGGTGTTCGGCGACGAGCAGCTGATGATTATGGACGCGAGCTTCGACACTGGTGCGACAGTCGATCAGGTGGTGGCGCGGGTCAGGTTCATGGCGAAAGCTTTGGACTGTAAGGTAATCATCCTCGACCACATCTCCATCCTAGGATCAGGTGGACAGCATGGCGACGAGCGCAAGGCATTGGATGAGATCATGACCAAGCTACGCACACTGACCCAAGACACAGGCATCGTGTTGTTTGCGGTGTCACACTTGAAGCGACCGGAGGGTAAGGGCCATGAAGAAGGAGCAGTCACTAGCGTGGCGCAGCTTAGGGGTAGTGCTTCTATCGCTCAGCTATCTGACTTCGTGCTCGGACTTGAGCGTAACGGACAAGCAGAGTGTCCGGTGGAACGGAACACCACTCACCTGCGCGTCCTTAAGAACAGATTCTCAGGAATCACGGGGCCTGCTGGGCATCTCTTGTACGATGGAGATACCGGTAGACTGCATGAGTTTACACCCGAGGAGGAGGACGCACTGTGAGCAAGATGGGAGCGTACGTACTAGAAATTCAAACTAAACAACACGAGGAGTATGCCAGTGGACAGGCAGAAAGTGTACGCAGTGGTAGACTTGGAGACAAATCTAGCATGGGATACGATATGGTGCGCGGGGGTTTACCTACCAAGCACAGACGAGGCAATACTCTGCACTACGGTAGAGGAGTTACACACGACACTGAGCAGAGTGGATGTGATAGTGGGACACAATTTGATTGGGTTCGATTTGGTGAGACTGAGTGACGTCTGGGGTTTTACTTGGAATCGCGAAGTCATTGATACTCTTGTTAGCGGCAGGCTGCTGGAGCCTTCTGTACTTGGGGGTCACTCGCTTAAAGCTTGGGCTGAACGCGCAGGACAGGAGCTTAAGGACAGCTTCGACGCAGCAGACTTCGACCTCGGACTCACACAAGAGATGGCAGACTACTGCCTCCAAGACTGTCGAGCCACATGGTCAGTGCATACTCACATCAGAGATCGACTCGCCGCGCTGGGATTTCGACAGCTAAGCATCGACATCGAGCACGACGTAGCACGCATGACAGTGGAGCAGGAGCGCAACGGCTTTGACTTCGACTTCACCAAGGCATGTGACTTATTCAACCACCACACGGACAGGATGCAGGAGATTGAGCATGAGTTACAAGAGGTATTCCCGCCCATTGTGGAGCAGCGGTGGAGTGAGAAGACGGGCAAGCAACTTAAGGATAAGGTCACGGTGTTTAATCCCGGTGCTAGACAACAGGTTGCAAGCAGACTTGAAGGTAAGGGCGCAGTATGGAAGACATTCACTGAGACAGGAAAGCCTAAGGTTGACGAGACGACACTTAAGGAACTCGTCCACATCCCTGAAGCTGCACTGGTTCTTGAGTACCTAACGCTGAGCAAGCGCCTCGGCATGGTCAAGTCATGGCTGGATGCTGTGGCTGAGGATGGACGGAT